CCCACCGCCAACGTCCGCTTCGCGGCCTACCTCTCCGGCGGCGGCACCAACTGGAGCGCGTGGAGCGTGCGCCCATGATGGCGCGTCTCCGGGGACGCCGCTTGCTCACCGTCGCGGAGTTCTGCGCGGCGGCGGACGTGCCCGAGCAGACGGCGCGCGCGCAGCTCCGCGAGGGTCGCCTGCGCGGCCGGAACCTGAACGCGGACCGTCCCGGCCGTGTGCGCGCCCGCTGGCGCGTCTTCGCGTCCGAGGCCGACCGCTACCTACGGGAACGCGGAGGGAGGTGAGTGAATGGACACCATGACCACCATCCTGAGCGTACCTGCCGTGGTCGCTATCGTGGAGCTGCTGAAGTCCTTCGGAGTGGCCGGCAAGTGGGCGCTGCTCGCGGCGGTCGTCGTGGCCGTCGCGCTGAACGTGGCCGACTACCTCTGGGCGACCAGCGGCCTCTACGGCGCGGCGGTCGCCGGGCTGCTTCTGGGATTGGCGGCTGCGGGCCTGTACGACGTGGCGAAGACGGCGGCACCGAAGGCGTGACGAGCCGCGCGAGCCGGGGCGACGTTCCCCTACCGTCGTCCCGGCTCTTGCCGTCTCCCTGACTGGATAGTATCGGCAGCGGAGGACAGCAGCTTGAGATACGACGGCTCAAGCATCGCTCAAGGGCGTGTATGGCCCGGGGGTGATAGCCTGATAGATGGGACCAAAGACGGGAGGGAGCCGATGAGAATCGAGACGGACTACAGTACGGCAGAAGCCCTCGACATCGCCGGTGAGGAGGTCGTGCGCCACAAGGGGCAGGTACTGTCACGTCATGACACCGGCCTCAGCGCCAGCTTCGCCAAGAAGTTCTCGTGGCTCTGGTTCCTGCTCCTGGCCGGCCTCTTCTACTTGCCGTTCTATTGGACGAGGAGCGCTCCCAGCCTCGCGATGAGCGTCAGCGACGACGGCGGTCCGGAGCCGACGGTCGTCACCCTGACCAGCAAGGGCAAGCGGGCCGAGCAGACGGCCAGGGCGGTCCGCAGGCGGCTCCGCTGAGCGGATATGACGAAGCGCGGCCGAGGCAGACCTAGGCGCGAAGACTACCTGACCACTACCCGGGCGGCCGCCTACGCCACGGCCGCCGGCCATCCCCTCAGCTACAAGACCATCGCCCGGCTCTTCGACGCCGGAGTCCTCCAGGGACACCGCACACCGGGCGGCCCAAGGCGTATCCTCCGCGACTCCCTGGATAATTTTCTCGCAACGACACTGGACAACCCCGAGAGGGCACTCTAGTATAGACTACGACGTAGTAACAGCTAGGGCAGGAGGTAGAGAGACGGACTAACGCAGTGAGAGGAAACCCGCACACAGGAGGATGAAGTGTCCACCCCAAATGCGGGACGCGGCCTCCGGTCAAAGACAGCCGCGTTCCTCAGCTCCGGAAAACCCACTACAGGAACCCCGTCGCTGTACGCGTATGGTAGCAGCAAAACGGCGGGGCGCAACGTCGTAGCCTCGCCTAAGCGGCGCGAGGCGCTGCTCTACCACCTTCTCGCCCTCCCCTTCACGCTGGCCGGCATCGGCTTGGCCGCGCTGCTCATGTGGGGCATCTGGGCGGTGGTCTCATGAGCAGCTACGACGCTTGGAAGACGACGCCGCCGGACGACCGAGGTTACTGCCCCTACTGCTACGCGAACGACGAGGACGCGCAGGAAGTCCAGGACGACGACGGGGCGCAGGCGTGGTCCTGCCCGTACTGCGGCGAGGTCTACGCCGAGCCCTTGGGGCACGACGAGATGGTCCGCGAGGCGCGCGAAGAGGCGCGGCTCTGGGCGGCGGGACTATGAGCACCGTCGCAGAGCGCAAACGCCGCGCGTTCCTGGAGGGACGGCGCACCTACATCGGCGGCACCGACGTGGCCGCCATCCTCGGAATCTCGCCTTGGTCCAGCCCGCTGCAGGTCTGGCGCGAGAAGACGAACCCCGTCCCGGAGACAGACGGCAGCTCCCTCGCCATGAGGCGCGGGCTGGCGCTGGAGGACTTCATCGCGGACGAGTTCACCCGGGCGAAGCCGGGGCTCGTCACCTACCGGCCGAAGCCGGTCGTGCGCACCGACTGGGGATTCCCGGCGGGCGCGTCGGTGGACCGCATGGTGGCGACCACGGAGCACCCGCGCACGCCGGTCGCCATCCTGGAGGCCAAGACCGCGTTCAAGTACGGCTGGCGGGACTGGAACGAGGAGACGGGCGACCTGCCTCCCGCGTACTACGTCCAGCAGCAGTGGTATCTGGCCGTCACCGAGCTGCCGCTGTCCTACGGGGCCGCAGACATAGGCGACCCCGGGGCGCTCCGCATCATCCCAACCCGGCCGGACCGGCGCATCCAGCGCCGCTGCATCGAGGCGGCGCGGGAGTTCTGGGAGCGGCACGTTCTGACCGGTGAGCCGCCGCAGCCGAACGGCTCGGACGGAGACGCGGCGGTCCTGCGCGACCTCTACCGGGACCCGCTCCCGGACCCGGCCGTACCGCTGGACGACCCCGAGGCGGCGCGGCTGCTCCGGACGTACCTCGAAGCCAAGGGCACGGCGGACTCCGCCAAGCGCGAGGCCGAGTCGGCGAAGCAACAGCTCTGCGCCCTCATGGGCGAGCACGAGAAGGCGCTCGTGGACGGCTACCTGCTGACCTGGAAGACGCAGCGCCGCACCACGCTTGACACGAAAGCACTCCGGGACGCGCACCCGGCCATCGCGGGCGAGTTCTCCCGCACGACGGAAACGCGCGTCTTCGGTACTCCCAAGGAGACCAAATGACTGACTCGCAGGCCGTCGCTACGCGCGACGCACAGGCTCCGGCAAGGAACGGCACGCCGCAGAGCGTGCTGGAGGTGTTCAGCTCCGAGTCCTTCAAGCGGCAGGTGGCGGCAGCGCTCCCGGCGCACATCTCCGCCGACTCCATGATGCGCATCGCGCTGACGGAGGTCCGGATGAACCCCGACCTTCAGAAGTGCACCGTGCCGTCGTTCATGGGCGCTTTGCTCAAGGCGGCGCAGGCCGGACTCCGCCCGGGGATGTTCGGGGAAGGCTTCCTCATCCCTCGCTACTCCAAGAAGACGCGCAGCATGGAGGCGCAGTTCCAGCCCGGCTATATGGGCCTTGCGCAGCTCGCGTACCGCTCCGGGGAAGTCTCGGACATCGTGGCCGAGGCGGTCTACCGAGGCGACCACTTCACCTACCAGCTCGGCTCGGACCCGCGCATCGAGCACGTCCCCGACATGGAGGGCGAGCGCCGAGACGAGGACGTAATGGCCTTCTACGCCGTGGTGCGGTTGCGTAACGGCGGCAAGCTGATGAAGGTCATGCGCCGTCCCGACGTGGACGCCATCCGGGACCGCTTCGCGCCGACGAACAAGGGCGGCGCGGTCGTGGGGCCGTGGGTGAGTGACTACGCCGCGATGGGAGCCAAGACGGTCCTCATCCAAGCTCTGAAGCTGGCCCCGAAGGAGTCCGAGCGGCTGGCGGCGGCGCTACAGGCCGACAGCGATGCCCTGTTCAACGACCGCGTGGCGGCAGGCGTGGCGGAGACGCCGCGTGAGCCGTCCGACCTTGCCGACCGCGTGGCCGACCGCATCGGCGCGGACTCTACGCCGGACCCGGACGTGGACCCGGAGACGGGCGAGGTGGTCGACGGCTCCCTGGACGACGACGAAATCCCCTTTGGGGAGTCGTGACTCATGGCCTCCCCGCAGATAGAAGCGAAGCGGGCCGCGTGGCGCGAGGGTTTCGACCCTCGCGCCCCGTTGGCCGAACAGTTGGACTGGCCGTTCACCCCAGCGTGGCAGGTCGCTCACGTCATGGGCGTAGCCGAGTCGACCGTCTACGACCACGGCATCCGCTACGACGCAGCCATGCGTCAAGGTGACCGGGCGGCGGCGAGCCGCTACGTCCCGTGCATCGTCTCCGGCCGCACCAAGCGCTTCCCCACCCAGGCGTTCGTGGAGTGGTGGGAGTCGGCCGGAGGCGTGACCCTCCGAGCGCTGACGGACGATGCGGCGGGGTGGTCGGGATGAGCGTCATCATGCGTCCCCGCGAGGACGGGCCGTTCTACGTCTCCAAGGCGAAGCGCGACGGCACCGGCTACCTGCTGGTGCCCTACTACGCCGAGGCGGACGGTGCCCGTGAAGTGACGGCCGACGAGCTGGCCGACTTCGAGGCTGCTACCCGTCTCTGCGGAGGGTTAGTGGTCGGGAGGGAAAGCCCATGACGGAAGTACTCACGCGAGCTGGATTCGACACCGCCACCATCAACGGCAACGCGAGCGGCGTGTGGACGGGCGAGGAGGGTACCGCCGTGGAAGTCCTGGACCGCTCGCCTAACGGCATGGCATCGCTCGTGCGGATGCCGAAGGAACCCCAGCGGCTAAGGGAGTACGCGGGTCGCAAGTGCTGGCTGCCGACGCGCTGGCTGGACAAGGGCGAGACCTGATGGCCCGTCTCCGCAACCGCATCCGCAAGGCCGACTACTTCAGCGACGGCGAGCTGCTGCGCTGGCCGCGCGACAAGCGCACGACCTACAGCGGGCTCTGGGCCCTGGCGGAAGACTCCGGGTGCCTGGAGGATGACCCGCTGACGTGGAAGGTGCTGCTCTGGCCGTCCCCGCTGGACGCGGATATCAGCGTGGAGGTACTGGCGCAGTGGCGGGACGAGCTGGTCGCGGACGGCAAGCTCATCCCCTACGAGGCGGAGGGCAAGCGCTGCCTCTACATCAGCTCGTTCCACAAGCACGAGCTACCGCGTAACCCACAACAGCCAGACCTGCCGCTACCGCCGTGGCTCATCTGCGAACGTCCCGAAGGCGTCTCGACGGACGGAAAGCGCTGGCGACGGTGCTCCTACAGAGTAGTCGAGGATGCCGTACCGACAGGTAAGGAAGTCCGTACAGATTCTGTACAGACACCGTACAGACACCGTACAGACACCGTACTCGGTCCCCGGTCCGGTCCGGTCCGGTCCGGTCCGGTCCGGTCCGGTTCTTTAAGAGCGTTGGCGGAAGCTGAAGCTCCCGCCGGCGAGCGCGATAACGACGAATGTCGTCAAGAACATGCGGCGATTGCCGAATCGGCAAAGCAACCCGACGTGACCGACGACGACTTCACAGAGTGGTGGGCGGAGTACGGCCGTATCGGGAGCAAGGCCGACGCCGAACGGCTGTACCGCTTCTGGAGGGACAAGGGAGCGGAGCGGGCGGACCTGCTGACGGCCGCCCGAATGTACCGCGACCACTGCACCGCGACCGACTGCAAGATGCAGCACGCCCGTACGTTCCTGGCCAAGCCACCCAAGGGCGCTCGTGCCCGCTGGTACGAGTGGGCGGAAGGGGAGCAGCACGGCTCGATGGACGCTCGCGGCGACCGTCGCCTGATGGACGTGATGACGACTGCGGCCGAGGCATTCGGCCTGAACGGAGGGAACGACAATGGCAACGGAGGTCGCAAGGCGCTCGGCGGCGGACCCACGCGAGCTGCTGAAGGCCGTTCAGATGTTGGCGGCGGCATGGCCGCGCGGGAGCTGGGGGCGGGAGAGTGAGGCCGTGTACGTGGCGGCGCTCGCTCAGGCGCGGGTGAGCACCGGGGCGGCGCTCGCTGCCGTTTCCCGCCTCATCCGCGAGGAGACGGACTTGCCGCCGGTCGCGCTGGTGCTGCGGCGCTGCCAAGAAGAGGCCGCGAGCGGAGACCTGTACGACTGGAGCTGCCCGCGCTGCGGCTCCCTGCGCACGGCCGGCACCATCGGAGGTCCGGGTCTGTGCTTCGACTGTGACACCGACTTCACGTTCACGAGGGGAGGGGCAGCCGTATGAGGTTTATGTCGTTCAGCA